GAGCCACATCTGTGCCAGCATCCCTAAACAGTAACTGCTCCGGTATCAGCTCATCATAATCAAAAGTAAAATCACCCTCATTAGTGATGCCAGTAAACAGATATAGGGGCACAGCTATGAGTAGCTGTGAGCCATCCATGCCATCCCCTACACCTGCCAGAGTAAATGACTGCCCGACAGCTATGTCAGTTTCCTCTAAGGTTTGCACTACACAAAAATCACCTATACGCATAGAATGCGTAACGCTAAAAGCGCTCATTAGTTCCGCCTATCAGACGTATGCAGCCTTAATGAATTTGGTATCGTCAATCATGACAGCAGCGAAATAGCCACGCCATGCAATGGTTCGAGCCAGTAGTGATGGGTTCTCAATCGCTACAGCACCCTTAGCAGTTTCCCAGCACTCAAATGCACTGCTGGTGGCGTTACCAATAAGCAGCGTACCGCTAGCAAAATTGCGATCTACTACAACACGCAAACCAAACGCATTGCCAGCTGTGGTACCTGGTGACATACTGCCAAATGCGTTCATGGGGCCTGCCACTGGGAATAATGGCCGATCACTTGTATCGGTCAAGAGTCCTAAAGACTGCCAGCGGTTTGGCGCTAAGAAAAGCGTATCAGGTAGGTTACCGTTAGATGCTGTGAGGATGTCAGAGCTGGCTGTGTAAATCCATGTTGCCCATGCTGCAGGGTCAGCTAGATCAGCGGTAGCAAAGTTATTGGTATTGGTAGTGCCAGCTACTAAAGCATCAGCGGCCACATTATCTGTGGTGTCTGCATAGATGCGGCCCATGTCGTCTAACAAAGAATTTAAAATTTCTGGAGAACTCCAGTCGATTGAAGCCTCACTCAATTCGACATAGCCACCATAGATGGCCTTAGTCACCTGAATGTCATCAACCACAAAAGTACCAGCCTGAATGGTAGAACCTTGTGTGACCACAGCCTGGCTCACATTGGTAGTTACCTTTGGGCGAATAAAGACCTTACCGCCTTGTGGCATTGCTTTTGGGCCGCCTGTGCCATCCACTGTAGGCCTGATGCCCAAAAAGTTGTTATAGACAGGTGAGACCACTGGGGTCGGGAGCACACCATCAAGATCAGACGTCGTTACGTCAGGAGCTGCTGCACGAATGTTGGCTGAGAATTCTGCAAACTCTGCACCGCCAGCCACAAATTTACAGATGTACTCACCCATGCTGGGCATCTTAAATTCACGTTTTACTGTGGCGTAAATGGGTGTGGTGGGGATAATCGCTGGGCTGGCCAGTTCGACTGCTGGTGATTCATTCATGGGTTCTGTTTCCTCTGCTGGTAGTTCTGGCTCTGGCTCTGGTTCTGACATTTGCACACTGGAAATTCTGGCTGAGTCAAATGCCGGAACTGCCACCAAACTTAATTCTGACCAGCTGGCTGATTCCACTATCATCACCCCATTATTATCATATTTATATTTGGTGGGCATACAGCCAATACTGACAGCATCTATAGCGCCCATGCTCATGAGCTGCATATAGTCACGGCCATCTGCTGTATCAGCCAGTTTGGCAGTAAAATACATTCCATCCTCTTGTGGGTAGCGCTCAGTGACTAACCCCAAAATTTTGCTCTGGTCATGGGATGCAATTAGTTTGGGTGGCCTGCCATCTGCTGGAATGCTGCCCCTCTTAAACATCACTTTTTGCCCCAATGAATCTGTAGTGGTCACGTTATATGGCACGGCCTGGCCCATGATGGTGCGGCTGTTATCACTATTGGATTCTGTGGCACACTCAATTTTTAGTTCACGGTTCTCAAAAAAGATCATGATATAGCCTCATCTCTATCTGTCGCTGTTGGTTCATTCATAGTTTGTGGCAAGCTAGCGCCACCCTCATTTATAATTTGTCTAGCCTCATCTACAGTCAAAACACCGTTTACTACACCTAAATAAATTTTTTGCACAATTTCTGCAATATCTTTAGCGCTATTTGTGTCAGGTGCAGTGGTGGTTTTATCACCCAGGTAGCCATCTAAATTAAATTCCACGTGGCGGCCTCTAGGTAAAATGTTGTCCATGCTCAGCGTTTCCTCTATGCACGAAATGAATGGCTTAGCCCCAAATAGGAACAAATCCTGGCGAGCCTGAACAGCATTTAAATATGTCATACCTGTACCTGCTGGAGCGTTCACTAAATAAGCTGGGATGTTAGCCACACGGGATAATTCGACTGCAGCGTGTTGGCGACTTTCAATTAGCTGCATTTTGTCAGGAGTGCCGTCAAATGGCACGAAATTTACAAATTCGTTTAAGGCCCCAATGGCGTTTACGTTACGTGCAGCGCTCCACGCTTGTGCTAGCTCACCCAGCTCTGTACCAGTCATAGGCTCGCCACCTTTTTGCTGGAGGTAACCAGCGCCAGTTTCTTGTGTGGCAAATCGTCTAGCTGAATCATCCAGCCTGATGGCTATATCAACTGCACGTGCACCCTGAAACAGCAGGCCGTTAATGGGTGACAGAAACTGTACAGTGTCCTCAGTTTTTACTGGTTGCCCAGCGAACAGTACAGCGTTACTAGGCCCAAATACTTGTGGCCCATTAGCATCATTGAATGTGGTGCTACCCATTGGTAGCCAGGTAAAACTAGCTGGCATCCCATTGCCATAACGGCCCGTAATCGCCCATGTGGCCCGCCCATAAAAAAATAGATCAGAGAATGTGTTAGCCATAATAAAGTTACGTGTAACTCTGGGGTCAGGATGCGAAAACCAGGACTCACCTGGCACATAGATTTTTTCGTATTCGTCACCATTCCACTGGAGTGTGTAGGAGCGTAAATCTAGACAGCCAATCATGCTGGCAATTAAATCTCTAGCTCTGGAGACTGTAGGAACGCTGAGCGCTCTAGTGACAGCTGGCCCTACTGTGTACTGGTAGAAACTGCCGATAGAACTACCGCCACCACCTACAGCTGCACGTACCGCTGGCTCTACCTCTGGTGCTAGTTGGGTTTTCTTAAATATGGCCACGCTGTATTATCTCCTACTCATGTTTTTGTTACAACTCACCTAGCTGCAAACGCTGGTTTAACTGTCCATTTAGGTTTACTGGCTAACGCTGCAGCCCACACTAGACACCTGGCTAACTCAATAGGCCCAGGTGATTTTTTTGAACTGAGCGCCATACCATCAGCCTGTTTACCCATAACTGACCTGTTGATTTGTTCTGATAGCGAAATCTCACCAGTGTGCGTTAGTCGATTTTCCATAATCATATTTCTAACCAGGCTAGTAAATTTGAGTAGTTCCCCATAGCCCACTATTTGCATACGCCTCCTCAAATCTGGGGGAGTGTGAATTTCCAGTGATGGTGTTACCGCCAATGTTACTAGTGGGTTCTGCATCACCCTGTTTACCTCAGCCCATGCCTCTGCCTCAGTTTGCACTACAAACTCAACGGTACAGATAGGGCCAAATGAGCCATTAGCTGCACGTACCCCACAGTACGTGGAGCCATCTATACTGGAATCAATAGCAATTACGCCACCAGCTGGCATGGGTTCTATTGCTAGGCGTTCTGCCCACATTCCAAACGGTAGCCATGACTGTGCAGCGCTCACCCATACGTTTAGGTGGGCACGCAAAAACTGTGCTCTATCTGGTGACTCAAATGCAGCCTCTAAAGCATCCCAGGTAATTGTTCTGCCCAAACTGGGGTTACTGTAGGCCCAGTATTTTCTATCCTCTAAATTAACCCCACTGGGTGGTGACCATTCCGCAAAATATAGTTTCCCAGCCTTGCCACTATCTATGGCTGTGATGGCTTGACTCCTGAGCTGTTGCATAACCACTGAGGATTCATCACCAGCTGTGCTCCACATACTAAATAAGGGTGAGCGCCTAGCAATCATGCTGGGTTTTAGCGCCCCTATTGCGTTTTGGTCTAAATCCCATATTTCATCTGCCAGGAGACAATCTACTGATAACCCATGATTTTGACCTGTGGCAGCTACACATTTAATGGTGCTCCCATCTGGCATATTGATCGACTCACGGCCATAACTCCAATAGCATTTAGCACCAAATTTAGCCTCTAGCACTAACGCCATTTCACGCACCAGAGCGCTGGCCCTATCCAGTCTGTTAGCAGTCACCACCACACTCTGAGCTGTGCCACGCCTAGTAGCAAACTCTGTAACCCACCAAATACCCAGCGCTAGGAGCGCTTTAGATTTTCCAGCTTGGCGGCCTGACGTTATCAGCGACTCTCGAAACTGTAACTCTGTGCCGGTATCAGGGTCATGCCCAGGAGCACACGCCAGCTGGCCCGATAAAGCCACCACCTGCCAGGGAAACAGCTCGACACCTAAAACCCTGCTAGCAAAAGATGCCACAGCAGGCCCATAAGAATCAGCATTAACACCCACAGTTTCTAACCTAGGCTCAGTACGCCCAAACTCTGGCAAATCAGCCTGAATCGCCTCAGATTCACCCTCCTGGAGATACGGCTGCATCAGGGTCGGGTCTT